CCATTGCCACAACTGTGGTACTTCTACGAGCTTCGACAATGCTCTTAAATTTGTCGACCCAGTATTACATAAGGAATATGTTCTCGAGAAATATAAGGAGAGGGCAACGCAAGCCGTTACCTCCACTGTTTCTGCAAATGTGTTCCAGCCGGATATGTCTAAGTTTGCTAAGAGGAGATTTGAGAAGTTTGAGCCATTGAAAGAGCTAAAGAAGGTCTCCCAGCTACAACCAGACCATATCGCCAAGAAGTATGTGGTTAGTAGACAGATCCCTTCTAATAAGCACTATATGCTTTACTACTGTCCTAAGTTTAAGGAGTTTACCAATAAGTTAATTCCTGGTAAGTTTGAGAACACTGACCATGATAGTGGTAGACTTTTGATACCATTAATTGACCGAGAGGGTACAATGTTTGGTTATCAGGGTAGAGCATTGTCCAATGACAAGATTAGATACATAACCATCGTTTTGGATGAAAGTAAGCCAAGAGTGTTTGGACTAGATACTCTTGATATCAACCAAGATGTAGTTGTTGTAGAAGGTCCTATTGATTCGCTCTTCTTGCCCAATGCTATTGCTATGGCTGGCGGTGACAATGGAGATGTTGAGAAGTTAGGATTAGATAGCAAACTTATTTTCTGCTTTGATAATGAACCACGTAATGTGGATACTGTCAAGCGTATGAAAAAGATGATAGATAAAGGGTACAGAGTAACTTTTTGGCCAAGTACCATTCAACATAAAGATGTTAATGATATGGTTCTAAATGGGTTGAGCCAAGAGGAGATTTCTGGTATAGTATACCGAAATGCCAAGAAGGGCATGGAAGCATTATTAGAATTACAAAAATGGAAGAAAGTACAATGAGTGAAACGAGTGAACCAAAAGTATGGACTACGAAGGTAGTCGAGGATAACGGTGATACAGTTCTTTTATTCCCGCCTGACTTTATGAAACAAGTTGGCTGGAAAGAGGGTGATAATTTAGCATGGGTTATATCAGATGATGGTAAACAATGCTCTATTATTAAACTACAATCACCCGAGGCCTGAAATGAAATATCTGGATATCAACATCGACCTATCACGAGACGAGTTGTTTGATGATCACGGCATGAAGAGAATGAAAGATTCTTATATGCGTGATGATGAGACATCTCCCCAGCACCGTTTTGCTTTTGTATCTAAAGCATTTGGTACAGATGAGAAGCATGCCCAGAGGCTATATGATTACTCCTCTAAGCATTGGCTTTCTTATTCTACACCTATTCTTTCTTATGGTAGAACAACTAAGGGATTGCCTATCTCTTGTTTTCTTAACTATATGGACGATTCTTCTCAAGGTCTTGTAGACACTCTTTCAGAAACCAATTGGCTATCGATGCTTGGTGGCGGTGTTGGTATTGGTCTAGGTATTAGATCATCGGATGAAAAGTCTACTGGCATTATGCCTCATCTAAAGATATATGATGCTTCTTGCTTGGCTTATCGTCAAGGCAGAACTCGCCGAGGCTCATATGCTGCCTATCTAGATATTGGCCATCCAGATATCATTTCATTTTTAGAGATGAGAAAGCCAACTGGTGACCAGAATATTCGTTGCATGAATCTTCACCATGGTATTAATATACCAGATAAGTTTATGCAGCTTGTTGAAAAGTGTATGACAGACCCTAAGGCTGATGATACATGGGAACTTGTTGACCCAGCTTCTGGTGAAGTCAAGGAGAAGGTATCGGCAAGAGAACTTTGGCAGAAGATTCTCGAACTAAGAATGATGACTGGTGAACCATACCTTCACTTTGTTGACACATCTAATAAGTATCTACCGCAGTGGCTAAAGGATAAGGGCTTGTCGGTCAAGCAATCAAACCTTTGCTCTGAGATTATTCTGCCAACCGATAAGAAGAGAACGGCTGTTTGCTGTCTATCTTCTGTTAACCTAGAGTACTACGATGAGTGGAAGGACGACAAGAGGTTCCTACGTGATGTTGCTGAGATGTTGGATAATGTCCTCCAACACTTCATCGATAATGCACCTAAGCCAGTTCATCGCGCTGTATATTCTGCCACTCGTGAAAGATCTATTGGCGTTGGTGCGCTAGGCTTCCATGCCTATCTTCAAAAGAATATGTTGGCATTTGAGTCTGCAATGGCTAAGTCGGCTAACATGAGAATGTTCAAAAATATTAGAGAGAAGTTAAATGAAGCCAACAAGCAACTTGGAAAGGAAAGAGGAGAGGCACCAGATGCCCAGGGCACAGGTCTCCGCTTTAGTCACCTTATGGCTGTTGCTCCTAACGCATCTAGTAGCATCATTATGGGTAATACCAGCCCTTCAATCGAACCCTACAGAGCTAATGGATTTAGACAAGACACATTATCAGGCGCCTATTTCTACAAGAATAAGTATCTAAATAATTTACTAAAGACAAAGGTTAAGGAAGAAGACCTTGCAGAGATTTGGTCATCAATTATTGCTAATGATGGTTCCGTTCAACATTTAGATATCCTTGAAGAGTATGAGAGAGATGTATTCAAAACCTCAATGGAAATTGACCAGCGTTGGATTATTGAGCATGCAGCTGACCGTCAGCAATTCATTGACCAGGGTCAATCAGTTAATCTATTCTTTAGACCAAATGTTAATATCAAGTACCTTCATGCTGTACACTTTATGGCATGGAAGCATGAACTAAAGACTCTTTACTACTGTCGTTCTGAAAAGATTGGCAAAGCTGATAAGGTTGCCAGGAAGATTGAGCGAGAGATCATTCAGGAGATTGATATCAAGGCTCTAACAGAAGGCAATGAATGCCTAGCCTGTGAGGGCTAATGGCTGGCTGGAGAAAAAGAAGTAAAGCGTATAAATATAATTAAATTCTTTAGGAGAAACAACATGCCATTTTACACACAAACGCCCTTTCGTACAGAAATAATTGAAGTGACTGGAGACAACCTTAACAAGGTTTTTGCATGGGTATCTGCCAGTCCAGTTGTTAATGCTCATTCACTAACAAATGATTCATTTGTATTGCAGTATCTTGATAACCCTCCTGAAAATGTCAGCATTGGTAGCTTTGTAATAAAGAGAACAAATGATAGTTTTGGTGTACTTGCCCCAGACAGAATGCATCAAAGGTGGCAGCTATTAACTGATCAGGAGGCAAATAGTCTACCTATAATTAATAGACAAACAAAAAGCCTTGATGAAGCATGGACTCGTTTTTCTGAATTGGTGTTCTAATGAAAATTACTTTTAGGGATGATTTTATTGCAGTATATGATGGTGCAATGCTGCAGGAGATGTGTGAAAAATACATTCGTTTTTTTAAAAACGCAGAGAAGGCTGGTTTAGCAGTTAACAGACAAAAAAGTGAGAATGCTTCACCATTCCAAAAAGAGGACCTATCAACTACGGCTAACGGTTTATATTTTTCTGAATCCTTATTAGAAAAATTTCCTGACCTTAATGAAATTTACATTCAATCTAATGACTTTAATGAAATTTTAATGAATCAATGTTTGAAAGAGTACTGTAGAAGGTATCCTGGTTTAGCTGGATTCCCAGATGCTGAGAAAAAATTGGCAATCCAAGATTCTAAGCTCCAAAAAACATTACCCGGTCAAGGATACCATGTGTGGCATCACGAACATGGAACTAGTGGTAGAGCACCACGAAGGTTACTTGCATTTTCAGTTAATCTAAACAATGTTGATGAGGGCGGAGAGACAGAATTCATTTATCAAAAAGTTAGATTTAAACCAGTGATGGGTCAGCTGCTAATATGGCCAGCTTACTTTACACATGCTCATAGGGGTAACCAACCTTTGAGTGGTGAAAAGTATCTCCTCACTGGATGGATTGAGAAGTGAATGCAAATGAATATGAGATTAGAAGAAAGTTAAGTTTTGAATCCTATAATAGACTAGCTAACCTCATAGAAAAAAATCCGAGAATGGTACCTCCATTCTTGAACTCTGGTTTCCTATATATAGGCAGTCAACCAGATGTGCAGTATAGTTATATTGACAAGCCAGTTTTTGACAACTGTCTAATCTATACCCATCTTTTCGAGTATGTCAGTCCTGAGAATAAAGAAGTTCTTGAGGTTGGCTGTGGTCCTGGTAGAGGTTGTAATTTTATAAAAAATCAGTATAATGTCAAGAGTATTACTGGTTGTGATATAAACGACAACTTACTAAAAATTGCTAAAAAACATTTTCCTCTCATCAAGTTTGTAAATGGTAATGCTGTCAAACTTAATTTACTAAATAAATTGTTTGACGTTGTGGTGACTGTTGAAACAATGTTGTATTGGGATTGTCATAAAGATTCATTCAAGAGTTTTGCTAGTGTTCTGAAAGAGGGCGGAAGTTTATTAATTGCCTCAGATATGAGGCAATCTGATATAACCCTTGATAAAAACTTTTTACAACATGGACTGCGTTTGGTAGCTGAACAAGATATAACACAAAATGTTCTTCTTGCTATTGAACAAGCTATAAACAAAGGCGTTGCTGCTGAGAAAGATTTGAAAAAGTATCAGATGTTTCAAACAAAATATCGTTACATATCCAAGCATTACATAAGAGAATAAAGATGACAACAAAACAAGAACTAATTCTTACAGACGAAAGAAGCTACTTTAAGCCATTCAACTATCCATGGGCCTATGAGGCTTGGTTGAAGCATGAGCAGAGCCATTGGCTCCACACTGAAGTACCAATGCTTGAAGATACAAAGGATTGGAAGCAGAAGCTTTCTGATAACGAGAAGAGCTTTTTAACCCAGATCTTTAGATTCTTCACTCAAGGTGATATCGATGTTGCAGGTGGTTATATTAAGACCTACCTTCCATTCTTTCCTCAACCAGAGATTAGAATGATGCTTGCTGGCTTTGCTGCCCGTGAAGCATTGCACGTTGCTGCTTATTCACATTTGATTGAAACTTTGGGTATGCCAGAAGATACATATCATCAGTTCCTCGATTATCAGGCAATGAAGGATAAGCATGACTATCTAGCAAAGTTTACAAAGAGTGATAAGAAGAGAATTGCACAGAACATTGCTGCATTCTCTGCCTTCACAGAAGGTATGCAATTGTTTAGTTCGTTTATTATGCTACTAAATTTTCCACGCCATGGCAAGATGAAAGGAATGGGCCAGATCATTACCTGGAGTATTGTTGATGAGACTCAACATGCCGA